CCATAGAGGAGTTGCTCGGGAGAGGTCCGAAATTACTGATAACGAATTTTCTAGCACACTATGCATCCATCGACTGGTCGATCCACGGACGACTGACGCACTTTAGAAATTTGGGGGTTGCTCATCTTTCGACGCAGCCTCTCGATAAGTCAATCACCTTTGATGAGCTGAAATTTATGGCCAGCATTATCTCAAAGCTTGCGGACGAATTGGTCGCTCTTTGTCACGTAAGTTTTGCTTCCGTCGAACCCATGCTGAACGACTGGAGTGATAGAGGGTTTTCAATATTGAAATTTAGGGACTAACATCGCCGGTGCGGGGATGCTTGCGCGGGTGCGCCGTTCAACAGCGTCTTACAGGTGATGCGGGATAAATTCAGCCTTAGCGGCCGGTTCCTGCGTTCCCGCTTGCTCTCGCCTTCCGGTTGAGCTTGACTGCGCGAGAGTTGGGTCAAGCCTGCTCCCAGGACACAAACGTATGATTTTCGTAGGTGATCCTCCTCCTCGGCGAGGGGAGGAAGATGTTGATGGCCCTTTTGAGTTGATCTTTGGACTCATGGGCTTCCTTTTAGTACCCGCGATGCTCGCGTGGGTCGTGTTTTTCTATGGCCTTTTCGCTTATCGGGTTTTGATCCTACAAGTGAAGGGCGTTCCTATCTATCTGACCGCGGGCGCGGTATGCCTTGTGCTGGCGCTAGGTCTGACGCTCTTCTTTTTTCGTGACGCGCGAAACTGGCAATCAGCCGCATTGATCCAAATCCTTATTGCGGTTGCGGCCGGCGTCGGCGCACTTTTCTTGACAGACAACATCTTAAGCCAGGGTTTAACGATCCTAGCGGCTGCCGTCGGAGCCTCGAACGGAATCGCTAGATTTGTCGCGATTACTAAGGCCCGGACGACCAGTAGCCATTCAGGAGCACAAACGATGACGCCCGTCATGAGACACATCGTGGCTTGGTTTAGGCCTGAAGACTGGGAGGAATTGAAGGCCCTGTGTGCCCCTGGAGACCTTCAGGACACCTATCAAGAATGGTTTGCGAATGTAAAAGCTGGGCTCAAAGGAATGGGCGTGACTGAGGATGAAATCGAAAAATCGATATTAACGCCCGACGATCTAAGGAATTGGCAGGCCTCAAACGTTGGACCGATTGATTCCAGAGTCCGCGCGCGGCTCGCCGTTGAACTTGCCGTCCAGCGCAGGAACACCCGCCACTAGTGCCAGTCAGCCTTCTCGATCCTGTGACCGTGGTGCGAAAGCCACTGGCAGCGGCGTGACATCGATCGGTTGCTGAAATGAGCGCGCATCGGAAATCAAGATCGCAAAGCCGGGCACCTGAGGCATGTTGTTGCCGGCCGAATTTCGGTCGCTCTCCTCGAGCAGTGTTCGGGCAGAGGCAACGCGGGCCGCAGCATTAGGGCCATCGAGCTCCTTGATCAGGGTATGTGCGGCTTTTGCCTTAGCGAAGTGCATCAGCGCTTTCAGTTCGCTGTTGTAAAATTCACGGGCGGCGGAGTTGTCCCGCATCGCCTTGCGGACCGCGTCGTCCGTCAGGCCCGCAACCTTGGCAGCCTCGGCGCGCGGTTTGCCGTCTTCCACGATCGCGAGAATGGCGATCCGCATCTTCGGCGTCAGGCGATGGTCGACCAACTCGCCAGGCTGTTTGCGCGGCCTACCGCGCTTCCGAGGACGGCCGGGCCCGCGCTTCATGCCGTCACCCGCCGCATCGACTTGCCTCGCCGATTCCAGACGTTCATTGGCTTAAGCTCTCGCTGCGGCGTGAGACCCATCATCCGCCTGCCTTCGCCCAGCGATAAGCAGCCATACTGCAGGCAGTCGCAGAGGTTCGAATATTTGTCTTTCTTGGGACGCAACTCGCCATCTTCCTCTTTCACGAGATGATAGCGCCCGGCCATGCCGACGATCAGCGTGCGACATAGCGGAGAAATCACAAGCCGGTTGATGCCGCTCGGGTTGTCGTTCAGCGCATAGGCCACAGCCTCGAGGCGGGTCGCAATGTCGTTTGCCTTCACGGGCGCCGGCGTCACGGGCATGCCGTTGAACTTGAAAACGTCATACGCGCTCTGCTCGGTAGCCTGGCCCTTGTCACGGCCTTTCGGGTCGCCAACGCAGCGGAAGGCGCAGCCGGCATAATGCTGTTCCAGAAACCGCTTGACCTTTGGAGCGAAGATCGTGGCACCCTCGTTGAAGCCGAGGATCTCGTGCTGCACGTTGATGCGCCCATTGATCTCCTGGGCGAACAGCGCGGCCGGATAGACGCGGCCGAAATCGAGCCACACCATCACGTCGTGTCCGGGCACGGGACGCAACGGACCGCGCGCGACATGGAAGTCACGGCGGAACATAGGCCACACGGGCGAACCGTCGACGACCAGCACGCATTCATTGCCGAGGCGGTTACTTATCCAGTCCGCCGAGTTGCCGTCGAGCAAGTCCAAATAATAATCGGTCGCCAACCAACGCAAGTTCTCAGCGTCGAGATTGATTTCGTGCCGAATGAAATCACCGCGCGCGTCGCGGATCTTCACGGACGCCGGCGGCTGCATGAAGAAGCCCCAATGGCTCGGCCACTGCAATGCGCGACGTTCCTCGATCGTCAGGCCCTCTGGCAAATCGACTTGCCCCGTCATCATCGCAAGCCAGTGATCCTCGTCGGGCGCGTTCGCATCCGCGATGACACCGTGCCAGGTCGCGCCGCCCTCGGATTCCGCGGGGTACCGATTCGTCCGTGAGCGGATTTCTCGGAATAGCGACAAGTCGATGTACTGGCATTCGTGAATTGCGGCCCCCGTATATTCCGCCGATCTTAGTTTTTGCACGTCGTCGTCGGTATCGAGCGCGAGAAAGTCGACTTCCATGCGAACGTCGCCGAACGCGATTTCATGCCGCGGCGGCGAACCGAGCTTGACCTCGCCATATAGGGCGGCCGGCCATACGCGGCGCCATGTCGGGATCGTGGTTCGCTTTAGCTCAGGGAACGTGTTGCGGACGATCGCCCAGCGCGTCCGCCGCAGCCCATCGCGCGGGCTGGGTGCCTGCTGCATTGCATGCCGGCCCAGCCGCCGGAACATCGCGTTGGTCTTGCCGGACCCGATCGGTCCTTGGACGATGTCGACCTTGTTGTCGCTCATCAGAAATTTCGTAAGCACAGCGCCATCAGGCGAATAGATTTCGCGCCCATGAGCGTCGCTCTTGATGATCGCGGGCCCGCGGCGAGCGCGCTCGGCCGCAATGTCCCCGATTTCAACGGTGCTTCGCATCGTCATCAGGCCGCGGCTTCTGCGCTGCAGGGGTTCGTTGAGGATCCCGGTTCTTCCGGTGGTGGCAATAGTCGAGTGCGCCAGTGTGCGCTTCCAAAGCGCTGTTGCGAGCGGTCAACCGGCTTTTCGCGACGCGCAAGCGTGCGCGCGGTGGCCGCCTCGTCTTCGATCAGGATGACCGCGAGGCCGAGCGCCCCTAACATTGCGTCCAGAGAAATCGGCCACGCCCTTTTCTGTCGCGGGCCGCAACCATCGCCGCCAAGTAGCTTTGCGGAATAGCCTTCCGGCAGGCCCGATAATCGATCCAGCTCCGCTCTGGAAAGTGCCAATTGATCGCAGCGAACTCGACAGGTTTCTATCAAAGTGCTGTAGCCGGTAAACAACTGGCCCACGGCAGCGACCCGCGCGGGCGATGGCGGCGACCTGGCCGCGGCGGGCTTGGGCGCCTTTTTCTTTGTCATCCTCTTCTTTGGCGGCTTTGGCGTCTTCTTCTTTTCGCGCTGAACTGATGCGCGTTGAGTATTCGTGGAAGCCCAACCGAACTTGCCGCCGCGGCTGAGCTTGTTGACGCGGATGCTGGTTTGCTCTGCTATCTGTTCAAGGGCCTCGAGATCGCCCATGTCGCCGGCCATTTAAGTCAGCGCTCCGCCGTCGCCGTTGACGGGCCGAAGCTTTGCCCGCATGTCGGCGAAGCTCACCACCTTTGCGGCTTCTTCCTTCGCCCTCTGTCGAGCGGCCCAATCGGCCAAGGATTCGAACGGCGTTCCGAAAAGCGCGGCCGAGGCCGCCGCGTGCGCGTATTCATCTCGGCCGATGCGGATCACAGATAATACCCCCAAGCATTAACGGTGGCCTGCGTGGCGCCAGTGCCGAGCGCCGGGCCGTTCACGGCGATAGCTGTGTTAAGCGCGCTGGCGGCGATGCAGGGAAGGAATTCTTCATCGATAGGGATATTGTTCGGCACTGTCGCTGCGGCGGCCAGGGTCGGGAAGCCGAACGTCATCGTGCCGCCGATGGTGCCTGTAATGGTCACGGACGTGGCCGGGTTCGCGGCGGTGGCATTCGTCCCGGTGTAATAGAAGCCGCAAATGTAAGTGGTCTTGCCGGCGACGGCGGGCAACGTGGCGGTGATCGCGGCCGTCGAGCCGGTGGCGCTCGCGGTGATGGGCGTACACGGAGCGCCCGCGACGAAAGGATTAGGGCACGCCGTCT